ATTCCTCAGCGATCCGCTGCGCCTTTAATGGATTGCTGACCACTTCACCCCATGGCATTAGCCAGCCGTTACCAATGAAGGGAAGGCGCAGTGTGCCAACCCTGATGTCGTCGTGAGCGTGAGTCATCATTCACTCCTTACCGCGCCGCCGCGGCCGAAATAATCAATCTGCCCATAGCGAGTGCGAGAGGGGATTTTAGGTCCACAGGCTTCGTATTGAGGCTGGAAAGAGGCCATGAAGTTGTCGTGCCATAGCTTGGCTTCGTAGCGACGAAGAAGCTTCTCGGTCCAGTAATCATCCTCCGCCTGCTGAATCTCTTCTGGAGTCCGGTTCTCAACCCGCTTCTTACCCAGACTCTCCTCAAGGTAAGCGCAGACCCGAGCGATGACCTGATCCTTTGTTTCAAGTTTTTTGGGCGCACGAAAGTATCCCGCCCCTTGAGGAGGTGATTGCATGTTTGTTTCCTGAATTTAAGGTTGGATAACCCAGGATTGCAGGTCAGTATTGAACTGCGCTCCGATGTCTGATGGGTGCTCTGGCGGGAGGATCACCTTCTTACCGGTTTCCTCCTCAACTCCATGAGATACGATTAGCCGATTCTGACCTGTCGCCTCATCTCGCTCTGAGGTGGTTACGACAATAACCATCTTCGCCGCCGGTTTTAAAAAGGTATGTCGTCGTCGAAGTCCATTGGCGGTTCGTTAGATTGGGCGGGTGCCGACTGCTGCTGTGCGCGAGGCCGTGCGCCGCCGCTGAACTGATTTCCGCCCTGCGCCGGGCTGCCACCTGCTGGTGCGCCACCGCCCTGACGGCCACCAAGCATCTGCATTGTGCCGCCGACGTTTACAACTACCTCTGTGTTGTACTTCTCCACGCCAGCCTGATCTGTCCATTTGCGTGTACGCAGTTGGCCCTCGATATAAACCTGAGAGCCCTTGCGCAGGTATTCCCCAGCCACCTCAGCCAATTTCCCGAACAGAACAACGCGGTGCCATTCCGTTTGCTCTTTTTGCTCGCCAGTGGCTTTATCTCGCCACGACTCCGAAGTGGCCAGCGTCACGCTGCACACTGCGCCGCCTGACGGCAGATAACGGACCTCGGGGTCTTGACCGAGGTTACCGACGAGGATCACTTTGTTTACGCCTTTGCTACCCATTTAAGCCGCCTGTTTAAGTTCTTTGAGTCGAATGCTTGTGACGTCTTTGCATTTGCTCTGGTGCTCAGCAAAGCCGTTTAGTAATTTCCAGGTATCTTCATAACGATGCTTTAGCTGGTCACTGTTGTTTTCAGTTCTGGCATACGCGGAGAATTCTGCGAGGATCTTGTCAGCATCTTCAGCCTGAGGCGTCCCTTCCCCCTGTTGCGCCTCATTGCGAGGCTGCTCTTCATGTTGACTTACAGCACCGGAAGGTAATGCCCAGGAAGGCAACGCCGGAGCCTTCCAGTAGAACACGCCAACCTCTTTTGATTTGGCGTACTGGAACCCGGGCGCTCGCGTTGCTGAAACCACTGCGAACCCTTCTTCCAGGTTGTAGAGGTAACGACCGATCCCCCATTGCACGGCGGCGCGCTTCATGGCGCCTGAGCGACCACCTTTCACAGCTTCAACCTGTGTGTTTTCTGCCGCATCCCACTTGGTGATCCACTCGCCTTCAACCTTGATGGAAATACCGCACTCAACGCCGCCATTGTTCGGAATATCTCGGTACTCGTTACGCCAGCCAGCCTTGCCGCATACTTCATCCAGCCGCTTCATGATTGCGCGGTTAGTTACGTAAGCCAGCACCTTTACCCAGATGCCGTTATTGTTTTTTCCCGCCTGCTGAATGCGCCACTCAATATCTTCGCTGGCAAATGGCGCATCTAATTCATCAAGGTTCATGTGTAATTCCCCGCAAATTCATCCCAGCTAATGACCGGGTTCTGCCGCTCGGCGGCCAGGTTAACTGGCTCGTCATCACCCTCCGGCTTTTCCGGCAGCACGTCGCGCATAAGGCGCAGGAATGACTCTTCATCCCACCGTTCTGCCGCCGTCATGCTGCACGCTCCTGATGAGTGATGACGTACCCCTGCTCAGCCAGCCATTCGATGACTTCTGCGCCGTCGAGCTGAGGTAGTACGTCACGGGTTTTAACGGTACCGGCCAGCACAACGCCTTCCATCTCAACTTTGATGGTGTTGTGGGGGCCGACAGATGTGCGCATGTCCACGCACTCGCATGTGATATTCATGAATCACCTCAATATTTGATGTGCGCGTTCTGCACTTTGCCGCCAGCGATCGCCAGCAGTGCTTTCTGCGCGAATTCTTCGGGGATGCCCTGAGCTATAAGGTCGGCGATGACGCGACGGTTGATGGTGCGGCGGTGCTCTTTGTCTGCGGCGCGGCGGGCTTCTTCTTCAGCTTTGCGCTGCTCTTCGGCCAGGCGGGCGGCTTCTGCCTCTTCCAGGCGGCGGCGCTCGGCGGCAACGGCTTCTTCTTTTTCGCGTCGTGCACGCGCTTCCGCTTCCTGCTTCTCACGTGCCGCACGCTGCTCAGTTTCGATGCGCTGGCGCTCCGCCAGCTCTGCACGCGCTTTCTCTTCAGCTTCACGGCGTTCTGCAGCTTCCAGTTCAGCCCTGTGATTCGCTTCGGCATCGCGACGCGCTTGTTCTGCCGCTTCGCGCTTAATGCGTTCTTCGTGATCACGCTGAGCCTGTTCCGCCAGGCGGCGCTGCTCTTCGCGGTCACGATCAAACTTGTCATTCATCAGCAGAGCCATTTCGTGGTCTGCTTCGATCTGCGCGGCGCGCTGGTCATCGAACATCTTGTTCATCACCAGCGCTTCGGCGTGCAGCGCGTTCATGGCTTCTTCAGCCTTAATACGCTCCTGCTCAGCTTCCCATTCGGTGAGTGGGCGGCGGGTCGCGTCGCGCAGCTCGTCACACGCATCAACGAATCTCTTAATTTCGGCCTCAGCGGGGCGCACAGCTTCTTTCAGGCGCTTCAGGTATTCACGGCCCGGCTTTTCGATTGCCGTCTTACTGCGGGACACCTGCGCCGCCAGAGAGGCGACCCTGTCACGGCCTTTCTTCGTGGACAGGTCAGGCACTTCGTTTACTGCCTGGCGGATTTGATCGAGGTAAGCGTCAAGGCCGCCAGCTACGTAAAGCACTGGCGCCTGCTCCGGCTTGATTTCGATGACAGTTAAGTCCGTTACTTCGCTCATGGTTTCTCCTGAAATTTGGATGTGCAGATCCCGCCCGCATTGAGCCAGGCCGATCGGTTGAATAAAGTGTTACTTAGAAAGTTTTGAGTTCCAGGACGCTATGGCTGTAAATGGTGAGTCGAAGGTAACCGGAGCGATCCATCCGCAACACTTCAGTTGGAACTGATTGAGGATGTATGGCTCAGGACCAATCCTGCAACCGCGATCCCATTCGAACGCTTTAATTGCTGGCTGTCGTTTGCAAAATGGACACTCTGTTGCGTCAGGGAGATTTTCGAAAGAAATGTCCGGTAACGATCCATCATCCTCAGCCCATTGAAGTTCGCCTGGCACAATAACCGAATAACCGTCCCAACGGTCAAATTCAGGTGAAAGAACATCTTCGTAACCAGCGCCACGAAGGCGAAACTTAGCTCGAGCAATAACGACAAGCCCTTTAACTTTTCGGCTACCCATTCGCCACATATAAACACCGGCGGCATCTGGCTTGCGTTCAGAGTATTTAACCCATTGCATGCTCACCTCCACGCTGATTCGGCTTTCCCCGATGCCACGGATAACCGATGGCAACCTTCATTTCGTCGTAGGCTGCCATCCACATGGCGCCATCACCGATAAACAGGGCGATGGCTGCTTTGCTCTGCGCCGCGCGCAGCAGGTGATGATTGATCATGCCTTCACCTCAACCTGTTTCAGGAGGCCAGCGATATGCATCTGCCAGCGGTTAAGCACCAGTTTTTCACGCGGTGCCAATACCGACGTCAGCTGCCACTCGTTATCGTTGAGCTTTTTGGCGGTGTACTGCTTGCCGTTGTGGGTGACTGTCATAAATCCTCTTGGCCTTATCGCGGCGAACGGAACGGTTAATACAAGACTTCTGCGCTAATGGGCGGTGGATGGCCGCCGGTTGTCATAACTAAGCAACCTCTGTGAAGTTGCTGAGGTATGGCCGATAAAAAACCCGCCGTGGCGGGTCTTCAGAAATAGTCTTTGTGGTCGTGCATCGCTCGCTCGAGGATTACCTTTGCATCTTCAAAGTTGGCGGATTCAAAAGCCTCTCTTACGGCCTTAGCCAGGCAAGTTGCATCGCTTTCATAGTCGTCAGCTCTGCTTTCCCAGTTTGATGCCTCTTCTTCAGCCTCATAAAGACGATCGCCATACTCGCACTCGAGCTCCTGGCGCACTTCATCACGAAGCTTCTCCTTGATGATTTCGGAGGCTTCTTCAATCGGCATTGTTTCCAGAATCGTCTCTGGCTGATGAGTGCCGTATTTCAGTGAGATATCAGTAGCAAACATGCAACCTCCAAAAAAATGCCCGCGCGCTGGCGGGCAAAGAAGACTTTTCCAATCCAACCAGAACAGGATCATCGTCTCCTGTGCGGTTGAGATGGCAGTATTACCATCACCAAGCATCGGCGCCCGGTGCTTGAGGCTGGCTCTGTCGTTACCCGCTGATGCGGGAGAAATGCTTTGGTGGTGAAGGCCGGACGTTACCCCGGCGATGTGTTCAAGGTCGGACGAAACCGAACTCTCTGGGCCACCTGCCTGCCCAATCGTGAAATACGATGCGCTCACGTAGACGCTGTGCGTGTCACCGATTTCCCACGCCGCTTCACCCCAAAACATTTCGCCACACTCTCGCAGTGGCCGCGCTCATGCCCTTGAGTGCCTGTCGCTCATCGCCGCTCATAACCGGTGCGCGTCTGGCGTTCGCGCTGCTTTACCGGCATACCCTTTTCCTCGATTAACCCTAACCAGCGGTATGTCGCAGTTCGGACCTGCGTCTGGCTCTCTCATGGAGACTCGGGGCCGCATCATTACTGCGGCTTGGAAGAGCGGTCTGTCCGCTTTAGTGCTTCATTGGAATCACTCCTCTAAGTTGAATCAGCGCCCCATCATCGGGGCGTTTCAAATTGAGTGACTTATCAGCTCATCGCAGCGTGGTCCTCTACACCTACCGTACGCATACGGACTCAGTGCTTACCTCGATCCCATCGGGTGCCATTTCTTTTTGCCAGGAGCGCTACGGCTTGCCTGTCACTCAGTCTGATTTGTTAAAAAGCAGGCGACTTGCTGTCCGCCGCTGGCTAAATTCGCTCAGCTGTCGATGTTTCGTTTCGATGGGCTAACAATAGCTAAAGCGATTATTTGAGTCAATCGCCAAAACGATATTTATCATCGATAAAGTGATAATGCATTGAATGTTAAAGCGATATTTTTTTAAACGAAGTAGAAAAATGTGATGTTGAAGGCGGTTTGATGGGAGAGAACTGAAGGCAGTTGATGGGGGTATAAAAAAACCGGCTTTCGCCGGTTGGTTAATCAGTTGCAGTTAACTTTCCTGCCTACGAAGATCAAATCTCCGTACTCGTCATTGGTATTCTTAAACCTAAGAACCTGTCCATTACGGATAAAAGCCCAATAGCGTTGCTTACCTGTGTATCCGCCATAAGAATTTTTTGCGTTCACAAAAACACACGTCGAGTAACCATAAACAAAGTTCCTGTTCTCAACCATAACCTCTTTGCGGAGTGGAGAGAAGTCGCTGAATTTCGCGGAATCAGCATCCTTTAAGGCATCCTTGATTGTTGCCTGAACCAGATCTTTATAGTTCTTAGGCTTTTCACCGACATCGGCTGTTTCAAGGTTGATATTCCTTACCTTCTCGGCGAACTCGGCATCATGTTTTTTAGCCTCAGCCATCTTCTGATCGTAGTCAGAAGCAATACGGGCATAAGGTGGTTGCGCACATGCGCTGAGCAATGCAGAGGCGATAACTACAGCTGCTAATTTTTTCATCTTCCCATCCCAGAGCAATTACTGTGTAAATTTTGTTATGCGAATCTTTTATAATCGACTGACTGTCTAAGCAGTACTTTAGCCATGACGTAGAACGCGTCCTCATCTTCAGGTTCGACGTACCATTTTTCGTAAATCGGGTTATCGGATATTACTGCCAGTCGGTCGCGTTGCATCTGCAGGCGCTTAACGTGCAGTGTCTTCCCAAATACAAAGACGTATACCCCGTCACCATCAAAGTGCGTAACACCGGTATCAACGAAGATCTGATCACCAGGTGAAATCGTGCCGTCCATACTATCGCCATTTACTGTAATCACTTTGACGTGCGCAGCTGGACGGTTGCCGAACAAGGCTCGCGCCTGCTCAGTCGTGTATTCAATGGCTCGGATAGTTTCAATGAAATCGCTGGTGACAATGCTGCCCGGCCCAGCGCTGGCTTTAACGTCGAGTACATCCACGCGGTAAATCCCATTCAGTGACGGCTTAACCTGGTATAGCGCAGACGGTTCTCTTGCGCTACTGGAAGCCATTTCCCCTTCACCAGTAGACAGCCACTCCGGCCGTACACCCAGAACAGAGGCAATCTCAACAGTTTTACGGGAGCCGTTCGCTTCCTTGAGTAGCTTATTGACGCTGGACTGAGCCATTCCGACATCTTTGGCTAATCGGCCCTGAGTATATCCAGCATGTTTCATTGCCTGTGCCAGGCGCTCCGAGAATCCCATATTCACCTCTGTTAATGACTCCTTTAACTCTATCGCTCAAGCGATTCTTTAGCAAAAAATCGCCTATGCGATTGACATTCGCTAAAGTGATAACCATAATCGCTTTAAACTGATAGCTGAGGTGATTATGAAGACCCCAACAGTAGAGAAGAACTCCGCAGTAGAGAAAGCGATCGCCATCGCTGGCAGCCAGAAAGAACTGGCAAAACGTTGCGGTAAAGCCCAGTCCACTATCTGCGACTGGCTTAACGGAAAGAAACGCATCTCCCCGGTTCACGTTCCTGAACTGGTGAAAGCAGTTGGCGGTGAAATCCAGGCTCACGAATTCCGCCCGGACCTGCCGTCCATCTTTCCACACCCTGACAACCATGCCGCTTAACGGCGGCCCTAACCACGAAAGGGAAAGCAATGCATTCACTTGCGTATCAACACAATACCGGAATACACCCGGGAGCGATGATAAACCGCGCTCAAGCCAAAGCGGCGCCAGACCACGAAAAGATCCGCGATGCGGTCCGGGCATGGTCGTCGGCTCTGGACAATCAGGACGTGGTTTCGGCGCTGATCATCAACGAATACCGGGAGCAGGGTGGGACCGCCATCAGCTTTCCGGACGACATCAGCCGGGCGCGCCAGAAGCTGTTTCGCTTCCTGGATAACCGTTTCGACTCAGAACAGTACCGCGAGAACGTGCGCCAGCTGACTCCGGCAATCATGTCCGTCCTGCCGCTGGAGTATCGAAACCGCCTGTCGCCACAGAACGACACGATGTCGCTGATCGCATCCGCGATGAAAGAGTGTGCTGAAGCTAAACAGGCCGTTCTGCTGGACGCTCCAGAGCATCAGAAGCTGAAAGAGGTAAGCGAGGGTATAGCGTCGCTGTTCCGTCTCATGCCGGAGCAGGTAGGGCCGCTAATGACGATGGTTACGTCGATGCTGGGGGTTATGTGAGAGGCACCAGAAAAGAAAAAGCCCTTGAAGCGGTAACTTCAAAGGCCTTCCAAACACTGTGTTACGCCAAGTAACGGGAGTAAGTATGTCAAACACCGCAGAAATTCTCAACTTTCCCGCTTTAGTTTCGGGGATACAGGAGCAACGCGTGGCCGATACAGACGATGGGTACACCCGTCTGGCAAACGAGTTGTATGAGGAGCTTATCGGCGCGAACCTGACCAAAAATCAGGCCAAGGTAGCTCATGCTGTTTGCCGCAAAACCTATGGGTTCAACAAGAAGATGGACCGCATAGCAGACTCACAACTTTCTGAGCTGACCAGACTACCTCGCCAGAAGGTTAACACTGCCAAAAACGAGCTCATTGCGATGAATGTTTTAGTGTCCGACGGCATGCTGATCGGGCCCAACAAAAACCTGAGTGAGTGGGTAATCCCTGGCACTAAGCCAGCGCCAAAATGTCACCATAGTAGTGACCGTCACCATAATAGTGACAATGTCCCTACGGTGGTGACAAAAAGTGTCACCAAAACAGTGACATCCCTGTCACCAAAATGGGGACACACAAAAGACACTATTACAAAAGACAATAAAGACAATATTAATAAACCCCCTAAATCCCCCAAGCCGGCTTCGTTCGATCCGGCCGGTGTTGAGCTTCCGGAATGGCTTTCAGTTTCAGTCTGGAAGTCATGGGTTGAGTACCGTCGTGACCTGAAGAAACCGATCAAGTCTCAGCAGACGGTTACCCAGGCCATCAACCTGCTAGAGCGTTGCAAGTGCAGCGGATATCAGCCTGAAGAAATCATCAACCAGAGCATCGCAAATGGCTGGCAGGGTTTGTTTGAACCGAAAGGCGCTAAACAGCCTGTGCGCACTCCGTCACGAGTATCTGAGAGCTTCGCTGGCAAGGACTATGGCCAGACAGAAATTCCAGCCTGGGCGAGGGACTGATCATGACGCTGGATGAAAAAATCACGCAACTCGAGAAAAACCTCGAAGAGCTGAGCAAGCCGCCGGTCGAGATTGAAGATACTCACGTCGCTATCGCTACAGAGACCTGCGAGAAGCATGGCCAGTATGAGTGCAGAACCCGGACTTACCCGAACTCACTCATCAAGATTCCGTCTCGTTCAAGCGTCTGCCCGGGATGCCTTAGCGACGAGCTGATCCGCCTGCAGGGTGAAAAAATTCGTAACGACGAAGCCGCGCGCAAGAGAAATATCGATCTGCTGCTGGACGGCCTGAATATTCCTGCACGCTTCGAAAACTGCACGCTGCAGAATTATGAGCCAGTGAACGATGATGCAAAACGCGCCCTCAAGGTCTGCCAGGCATATGCGAGCCGCTGGCCAGAGCGTTTGCAGAAAGGCGGCGGCCTGGTGATGTGCGGCAAGCCGGGCACCGGAAAGAATCACCTGGCGTTGGCTATCGCAAGGTATGCGATCACCGAACATCAGAGCTCAGCTGTATTTACCACGGCGCTGAAAATTGCCCGTGAGTACAAGTCAACCTGGTCGAAAGGTTCAAGCCGTACTGAGGATGATGTGATCCGTTACTTCACGAAACCTGAACTGCTGATTATCGACGAGGTTGGTGTGCAGTTCGGTAGTGACGCCGAGAAGCTGATTATGTTCGAAATCATTAACACCCGTTATGAGCGAATGAAGCCAACAATCCTGATCAGCAACCAGACCAGGGAAGAGCTGGCCGCATTCATCGGCGAGCGCGTACTTGACCGCATGAGCGATGGCGGCGGATGCACTCTGTCATTCACGTGGGATTCATACCGTTCCAAGGGGGCAGCATGACGACAACAATTCGAGACCAACTGATGGCTGCACTGCGTAACAACCCGGGCCTCAATTCTGCGCTTCTGGCCTCCCTGGTTGGCATGACAAGCAAAAAGATATCGGGAGCGATTAGCTCTTTGCTGGCTGATGGGCTGATTGCCTGTGAGGGGCGCTACGGCCAACGCATTTACCGATTGACCAGCTACGGCATGCGCTACGCGGCGGAGACCGTGCCCGCCAGAAAGATTGGCACGACGCAACTGGTGCAGCGCACAGAGACAAACGTGATCTGCCAGGAATGCCGCACAAGCGCGGCGATGAAGCGAGTTTTGATGGTTTGGGGGAGGGTAGGGATATGAAAATTTTAAAACTGAGTCAGCAGGCAACTGTTTCTCGTCCGGTCGATTCGATTATCGGTTGGGAAGAGAAAACAATCTACGAGCCAGTTTTTATTGTGGCTGAGCATATTGAGTCGTTTTTGTTTGCTGGAGTAAGCCACATCAAAATGACCTCGGGCGAAAAGATAGTTGTACGAGAAACACCTGAAGAAATTCTCGCGCTGCTTGGCGTTGATGTTCAAACGGATATCCTTAAAACATGGGCTGATATCGCTCAGCAGGAGGTCGCCCAATGAGCAACATCGACAAACAAGCTGTGCAAGCAGTTGCCGATTTGAAAGCTGGCTACACCCTCGGTCGCGCTGATGTGGCAATCCTGAATGAGCTGGCGCGTATCGCGCTGGCATCGCTCGAAGCGGAGGCTGTTGCGTATGTCCGCTCAGCTCATAACCCAGATGGATTTTGTTTTGCTGATGGAATTCATCCGACGCATCGCCATCAAAGACTCCCTTTGTCGACATTGCAAGATGGGTGCTATTGGAAGGTAACTCCGCTCTACGCCGCCCCGCCAGCGCCAGTATCTGTGCCTGATGATATTGAGCCAACCGCTGAAGCTATAAAGCGCATTCTGCCAACATCAAACCCTGATGATTACGCCGCATGCATTGGTGCTGATATGTGGAATGCCTGCCGCGCCGCCATGCTTCAGGGTGCCGAAAACGCCGAGTCGCGCTGCACCATCCAGACCGCGCCAGCACTGGATTCTTTGCCAAAAAATGCCGAGTTGCGCTGCAGCAACTCTCCGGTGATTCCGGATGGTTGGGTGCTGGTTCCGAAGGAGCCAACGCCGGATATGCTTAATGCCGCTTGGGTGTCACATGGCATTTACCATGCATCTGCTTATCGTACGATGCTCGCAGCAGCTCCGCAGCAGGTGAAGTGACGAACAAGATGAAGAGAGTTACCATAGATATAAATCAAGGCCCTTAGGGGCCTTTTATTCTATGATAAACGGACTTTGTTTGAGAGTGACGCCATGAAGCCCAAGAAGCTAAATGCTGAGCAGCAATACAAATTAGACCTTGAGTTAGTCAAAAAGAAACCTGCTAACCGGACCGAGGCAAAAGCCCATTTGGCGGCGCAGTTACGGATCAGCAAGTACAAGGCGCAGAACTCATCCAAAATCCGCGTAGGCAGTTTCAGGGGGCGGAAGAAGGTGCATTTCAGTAAGGCCGAAGACGAGGCCAGGGCAGCACTAAATAAAGCCAATGCCATTAGATTTTCCGAAGGGGAAGTCGAATCCGTCGATACGGATCGAATCTCAGAAAGTAACAAACGCTGGCGCGGGAGAACTGCTGACTAATGTCTGACTGGAATATTGCTGCAAGCCGCAGGAAGAACGCGACAAGGTAAACGTAGACCTGGCAGCCTCCGGAGTGGCGTACAAAGAGCGCCTGAACATGCCTGTTATCGCCGAGGTGGTGATGCGTGAGCAACCCGAGCATTTGCGTGATTATTTCCTAGAACGGTTGAGACATTATCGGGAGGAGAGTTTGAAACTTCCTAAGGCAAGCGATCCACGTTACATAGAAATGACAGAAGCCAATACTAAATAGGGGCCTAAATGGAACTGTGGGTTGGTTCAATGATCGGTGGTGCAATCGGGGCAGTAATAGGCCATGGTGCAAACCACTTTATCGGGTGGTTCAAAGAAAATAAGCAGTCTAGCCCAGAAAGAAAATTCATTTGTGCAGAATTGGTATTCCTCCTTGAAAACTATGCTGTTAAGTGTGCTGAGGTTGTCCAGGATGATGGCGAGCCTAATGGTGATCAAGGTGAGTATGAATCTACAACAAAACTTCCTGAAAAAATTGATTATTCATTAGTTAAGGGAAACTGGAAGTCTCTAAAATCTAAAACAATGTATGAAATTTGTAGCCTTCCAATGAAGCAAAATGAGGCTATAAAATCTATTAATTTTGTCGGTGAATACATGTCTTCACCTCCAGATCATCGAGAGTACTTCGATGAGAGACAATACCAGTTTTCCTTACTTGGATTAAAAGCTGCTGAGATTGCTTCGGGAATCCGTAAAGAGAATGGCTTCCCTGCTACCGAACTTGCAAAGTGGGTTCTTCCAGCGCTTGAGGAAAGACTTCAGAAAATAAAAGACAAAAGGCTGAAATACCAAGACGAAGAAGACCTTTGATTTTCAGTAATCAACCCGCCATAATTGAGTCATCGGAGCCTGAACAACTCCGGTGACTTCTGCGCATTTAAGGGGACTTAAATGCGACCACAATCTGAACTCCTCACCTTTTCACAGATGCAGAAATGCACCTGCGATTTTCTGCATTCTGCGGTTTCCGTTAAGGAGGCCGTATGACTCTGCCAGTAGACGGGATCAAACTCCATCGCGGTAACTTCGCGGCCATTGGCCAGCAGATTCAGCCATTGCTGGATGCCGGGCAATGCTTCCGCCTGCAGGTAAAGCCTTGGCGTGAGAAGCGTAGCCTGTCGCAGAACGCGCTCAGTCATATGTGGTACACGGAAATAAGCGAATACCTGATTAACTCCGGACGCACCGACGCGACGCCTGAGTGGGTAAAACGCAACCTCAAAAAAACCTACCTCGGATGCGAAGAGGTGACCTACACCGACTTCATCACTGGCGAGAAAACCACAACGTGGGAGCCGCGTCACACCGCTGACCTCGACACCGGGGAAATGCATATCTTCCTGGTGAAGGTTGAAATGTGGTGCGCCCAGTTCGGCCTGGTCCTGACAATTCCGAACGGTTGCGAGTACCAGCAGCTGCGCGATAAGCAGGAGGCATGATGTCTACTCCACTTTCCCGCGTCATCACCAACGAAATCTTCCGCGTTCCGGCGCGCCGCCAGCGCAAGGTCGTGGTTAAGCCGTCCGACATCCCGACCCTGAAAGACTACACCGCCCGTCTGGTGGATCAGAAATGGCTGCGTCTCGCGGCGAGGAGGGCGCATGGCTAATTTATGCAAAGCGGCACGCGGCCGCGAATGTCAGGTCCGCATCCCTGGCGTCTGCAACGGCAATGCTGACACCTCGGTACTGGCCCACATCCGTATTGCTGGACTCTGCGGTACCGGAATCAAGCCGCCTGACCTGATCGCCACCATCGCATGCAGCAGTTGCCACGACGAGATTGATCGCCGCACCCGCCTGGTCGATGCGGAATATGCAAAGGAGTGCGCGCTTGAAGGCATGGCTCGCACGCAGGTTATCTGGCTGAAAGAGGGGCTCGTGAAGGTATGAATATTTACGATATCACGCCAGTCAGCAAACCCCGCATGACTCAACGGGACCGGTGGGTAAAACGTCCGGCAACAGCGGCATATTGGGCTTTTAAAGCCGAAGTGCGCCAGCTCGGGATCTGTCTGCCTGAGTCCGGATATCACGTCACCTTCGTCATTCCCATGCCGAAGAGCTGGAGCCAGAAGAAGCGCGCGCAACTGAACGGCCAGGCTCATCAGCAGAAACCGGATAAAGACAACCTGGAAAAGGCGCTACTCGATGCCATTTTCGACGACGACAGCCGCGTCTGGGATGGTCGGGTAACAAAACTTTGGGGAGAGAAGGGGCAGATCATTATTGGGGAGTGCGCGCCGTGACCAGAGACGAGATAACCCGATACCAGGCCGAAAGCGTTAAGCGCGCCAGCATGCCGCCAGTAGCAAAGCACAGCCAGACCAAAACCAATCAGCCACATAAGGAAGCCGCATGAACAGTCAGCAACTTGAATACGTACGTCAGCAGCTCATTGTGGCGACCGCAGATCTGAGCGGGGCGACGAAAGGGCAACTGGTAGCTTTCGCCGAGAACGCCCAATTCACCGCTACGGCGCGCAGCCGGGGCCGGAAAAAGGTATTCGACAAGGATAAGCAGCGTATGGTCAACCCAGACGGCCCACCGATGAGCGGCAGCCAGTCCCGCGCTAAAGGCTCATCCATCGCGCTGATGGGGCCGGTTGAGTTCGTGACCGCATCGTGGCGCCGCGCCGTCCTGTCGCTTGAAGACCACCAGAAAGCATGGTTGCTGTGGAACTACAGCGAGAACGTTAGCTTTGAGCACCAGGTGGCTATCACCCAGTGGGCGTGGGCAGAGTTCCGGGAGCAGCTCGGCGCGAAGAAGGTGGCCGGCAAGACGATGGAGCGCCTGAAGAAGCTTATCTGGCTGGCGGCGCAGGACGTCAAAGCGGAGTTGGCGGGCCGTGAGACATACGAATATCAGGCGCTGGCGGAGCTGGCTGGCGTAGCGAAATCTACATGGACGGAAACGTATTTGCCTCACTGGCTGGCGATGCGTAACAGCTTTAAGCGACTCGATAGCGGTGCGCTTATCTCAGTAACGCGATCACGTTCACAACAAAAGGCGACAAATTTAGATGTAAGTCTTGCAAAACCGAACTGAAACGCATATATTTCATGTAAATCTGATATCGTCGCCATAGCTTTGATTGTCGACACAAAGAATTCAAGCCCGAGGTTAACGCCTTGGGCTTTTTCATATCTGCACAACAGGAAAGAGCATTCTCCCGTATGGGGCTTGGCTTAAATGCACCGAGTGCTCTATCCGTTGTGGTGTAACTCAATTCCCGCTTGCGGGTTGAATGGGTAGAGTAATGCATCAACTGGCATAGCCAGCAGGGCAGGCATGATGCTAATGCTGAACCTGAGTATCGGTTCGAGTCCGATCGCCACACACTAAACCCAGCCAGGGTATTACGGCCAGAGAGCCGACATTGCCTTACCCTCATCTTCCCGGCCTGTCGCCGGGTTTTTTATTTCAGGCTCCGGGAACCATCATCGACACGCCTACTTGTTAAATCGTCCCGAGGGCCTGACCCCTTTCAAACACACAGCCCCCGCTTTTAAGCCGGAGGTTAGAGACTATGAAAATGCATAACGATCCCCACTCCTGGACGGAGTTTATCGAACTACTCCACAGCTGGTGGCGTGGCGAAACGCCGATGGGAGCCGTATTGCTATCGGTTGCCATGGCCGCATTGCGAATCGCTTACGGCGGTGGCGGCTGGAAGAAAATGATTCTTGAAGGAGCGATCTGCGGAGCTCTGACCCTTACCGCTGTGTCAGCTCTTGATTACTTCAACCTCCCACAGTCCCTGTCGATCGCTATCGGTGGCGCGCTCGGTTTTGTTGGCGTAGAGCAGGTTAAGGTTATGGCTTCCCGGGTGTTTAATTCTCGCTTTGGAGGCGGTGATGCAAACCAGTGAAAAAGGCATTGCCCTGATCAAGCAGTTTGAAGGCTGCAAGCTCACCGCCTACCAGGACAGCGTGGGCGTATGGACGATCGGCTATGGATGGACTCAGCCCGTCGACGGCAAACCTGTCCGCTCCGGGATGACGATTAAGCAGGAAACGGCAGAGCGTCTGCTTAAGACCGGACTGGTCAGCTACGAAATCGACGTGTCCCGCCTGGTTAAAGTGGGTCTGACTCAAGGGCAATTCGATGCTCTGGTGTCGTTCACGTATAACCTCGGCGCCCGGTCACTGTCGACATCGACCCTTCTGCGAAAACTCAACGCCGGTGATTACGCTGGTGCTGCCGATGAGTTCCTGCGCTGGAATAAAGCTGGCGGCAAAGTCCTGAATGGGCTGACCCGTCGGCGTGAGGCGGAGCGCGCTCTGTTCCTGTCTTGATCGGCGAACTGGTAAGGCGTTACTGGCTGCAGCTGTTTGTGGTTGCCGTAATTGGCGTGCTGGCGTTCTTCGTTAACCACTACCGCGATAACGCCACTACCTACAAAGCCCAGCGCGATAAAGCCACTGAACAGCTCAGCCTGGCTAACGCTACCATTAAAGACATGCAGACCCGCCAGCGTGATGTCGCTGCACTGGATGCCAAATACACCGGAGAACTGGCTGATGCGAAAGAAACCATTGAGCGTCTGCATAGCGATGTCATTGCTGGCCGTAAGCGGCTGCAGCTCAACGCAAACTGTCCCGCTAACGGAACGACCAGCACCGGCGGCCTGGGCGATGCTACCGGCCCCCGACTTACTGACTCCGCTGAACGGGATTATTTCACCCTCAGAGAGCGAATCGTCACAGTGACGAAGCAGGTCGGCTATCTGCAGGACTACATCAAAGAGCAGTGCTTAAAGTGAGGTAATCATGGCATTAGAAGGCAGTCAAAACCCATCCAAGTTCCGTGAGGAATGGGATAAGCAGACAGAAGGGAAATAGCTCAATGGGTACTGTTATCAAGGGCTGGAAAGTAATGCTCCTGACCAAGGAGGGGCATGATTCTGGAAAGGCACCAGAGCAGGTCGGCTGGCAACATACCAATGATCCGGACATTCGTGATGGGGTGTTGATTATTAAAAATGGAACTGACACCCACGGCGTACCGCTCAACATCATTCACGGCTTCAGCATCGAAGCTGTAAGGGCTGAATGACATTACAGAAGCTCTTCACCGAGGGGCTTCGATAATGATCTGTGTAACCCCGCAAGGATGGTGATCACATCTTGCTGACGGGTAAGCCGTAAGTGGCTAAGCACTTCTGAGAAGCAGGGCAACAGCTGCGACACGTGGAGAACAAAATGGCTACCGTCTACCGAATCACAATCACCAAAAAATCCAAAGAGTCCTTCACTGGGCTCATGACCCGAAGCCAGCCAGAAATCGTCAATGGTTTTGTCGCCCTGGCAATGGATGACGGAAAATGGCGCTACTTCAGCCAGGACAGCATTGATGACTTCCTGTTTGAACCAGTAGAGCAGCCAGCAGAGCAAGCAACGGAGTAACCCATGGCTAACGATGACGAGCGCAGGCCATACCCGCCAGTTAACTTCATCGACTCCGACAACTGGCAGCCATACACCAGGCTGATACCCGCTAACGAAGTGCATGAGTGGATAAACCGCCAGATCCTCAGCGATACCGGCAGCATCCATAACCCTGACCACGAACACCTGCTAGAGGCTGATCTCTGCTTCATGTGGGCGTCTGGCTCATTCGCGAAGAAAGGGCGCTACGTTCTCGGTCAGGCTGAGCAGGTAATGCTCCGCGCCGGTGGCTGGCAGAAGGCCAGGATGGAACAGCAGATGTATGAATGGTTCGGTCGCATCCCGAAGTTCATCATCACGCTGGCAGCCGATTACTGCTCACAATGCAGTGACCTGGAGTTCTGCGCACTGGTAGAGCATGAGCTTTACCACATCGCACAGGCTACGGATGATTTCGGCGCGCCCAAGTTCAACAAAGATACCGGGCAGCCAGCGCTTACATTGCGCGGCCACGACGTCGAAGAATTCACTGGTGTCGTACGTCGATATGGTGCCAGCAAAGAAGTACAGGAGCTCGTTGATGCGGCCAATACGCCAGCAGAAGTGGCTCACATCGATATAGCCAGGTCATGCGGGACGTGCATGTTGAAGCTGGCGTAACGCTTTATTCAGATTGTCATGGAGGTAGCCTGTGGCAGCATTATCGACAGAGGTTAAAGCCTTCATCGTTCAGTCACTGGCCTGCTACGAGACCCCGGTAAAAGTCATTGAGCTTGTAAAGGCTGAATATGGCATCGATGTGTCACGGCAGCAGGTGTCGCAATATACGCCTGGCAACGCAATGGCGGCCAAGTTGAGCCAGAAGTGGATTGACCTGTTCAACGCCACCCGTAAGCGATTCCAGAATGAAATCGCCGACATCCCGATCGCAAATAAAGCGTACCGGTTGCGCGTTCTCGACCGAATGGCGACCAATGCTGAAAAGATGAAGAACTACGGCATGACCTCGCAACTTATCGAGCAGGCCGCCAAAGAAATGGGAGATGCCTACACCAATCGCCAGAAAGTCGAGCATACAAGCCCTGATGGCAGCATGACTCCGCAGCCGACAATCATCCAGCTACTACCTGTTGAGCCGAAAGCATGAGTGAAGCCGTTCAACTGCCGATCCCCGCTAAGCTTGCGCCACTGTTCACCGCCGTGAATAAGCGTTACCGGTGCTCGCACGGTGGACGTGGCAGCGCCAAGACGCGCACATTCGCACTGATGACTGCAGTAAAGGCGTATCAGTCGATGATGAACGGTGAAAGCGGCGTGGTGCTCTGCGCGCGTGAGTTCATGAACTCGCTGGAAGAGTCGAGCATGCAGGAGGTGAAACAGGCGATCCTGTCTGTTCCATGGCTGGCTTCCAACTTTGACATCGGCGAGAAGTACATCCGCACCATCGACAAGAGCGTTAACTACGTGTTCTGCGGTCTGCGGCATAACCTCGACAGCATCAAGTCGAAAGCGCGCATCCTGCTCTGCTGGGTGGACGAGGCTGAATCAGTCAGCGAAATAGCCTGGCAGAAACTGAGCCCGACCGTTCGTGAGGAAGGTTCAGAGATTTGGGTGACGTGGAACCCGGAGCGTGACGGTAGCGCCACGGACAAGCGTTTCCGCAAAGAGGCTGGCGACGACTGCATCACCGTTGAGATGAACTACACTGATAACCCGTGGTTCCCTGACGTGCTGGAAGGTGAGCGACAGAACGATCAGCGCCGCCTCGACCCGGCAACATACGCATGGGTGTGGGAGGGGGCTTATCTCGAAAACTCCGATAAGCAGGTGCTGGCCGGGAAATACCGGATCGCTGAGTTCTCGGACCAGCTATGGAAAGAGGCCGATCGACTGTTCTTCGGTGCTGACTTCGGTTTCGCCAAAGACCCTAACACGCTGGTGCGTTCGTTCATCCTGCATAACCGGCTGTACATCGAATACGAGGCATACGGGCAGCAGACAGAGCTCGACCACATGCCAGAGTTGTACGACACAATTCCCGGCTCGCGTGACTGGCCCATCAAGGCCGACTCCGCGCGACCCGAGACGATCAGTTATCTCAAGCGGCAGGGCTTCAACATCTCGGCTGCCGAGAAATGGCAGGGTAGTGTTGAGGACGGCATAGCCCATCTTCGTGGGTTCGACGAAATCATTATCCACCCACGCTGTAAGAATGTTGCCAGAGAGGCGCGCATGTGGTCGTACAAAACGGACCGCATCACCGGTGAGGTGTTACCGAAGCTCGCAGATGGATATGAGCATTGTTGGGACGGTATTCGCTACAGCCTCGACGGACACATTAAGCGTAAGGCCCAAATGGCTGGAATGATGATTCCTAAGCGGCTGCAGGTGAGGCGATAGATGTATGAAGATTTTTCTGGCATGGTTATCCCTCTGAATTGAGTGGGGTACAAAATGTTAGAGGACGAGCTAAAGAAAATATGTGTCTCAGCGCGGATAGCAAGGGATAAAACATCGCGATTGCCTGATCAGCATCTTTGCAAAGAAACAAGCTTAGCTATCTGTTACTCAGCAGCAGAGATTGGGATGAGCCCATGCCTATGCCAAGGGAAATTTAGGGATTCATACGGGGTTGAGAGAGATCATTATTGGGTTAGGATCGAAGGTGTGATTTATGACGCTACAGCAGACCAATTCGATGAATGTTTAGAACCTGTCTATATTACTGCTGAACGAAATGACAGCCGATACCAAGAAGAATGCTTTGTAATATTTAACGAAACAGTAATCAAAATCCTCAAAAATATGAAATAGGTCGCTCCGGCGGCCTTTTTTATTGCCATAAATCCACCAACGGACAATCCATGACTGACAAATTAACTCTCGCCGTCAACCATGCGTTGAACGATGCGCGGATGGCGCGCGCCCGTATGGGGCTGATGGCTCCGACGATGGGGCTGGACAATAAGCGCCATTCAGCATGGTGCGAATATGGCTTCCCTGAGCAGGTCACCTACGAAAACCTCTACGCCCTGTACCGACGCGGCGGTATCGCTCACGGTGCCGTTGAGAAGCTGGTGGGTAAGTGCTGGCAGACTAACCCGGAATTCATCGAGGGTGATGATGCCGACGAGAGTAAGGATGAAACTGCCTGGGAGAAGAACACCAAAAAGGTTTTCACAAAGCGCCTATGGCGGGCTTTTGCTGAAGCAGACCGACGCCGCCTGGTCGGACGTTATGCCGGTATCCTTCTGCACATCAATGATTCCAGAACGTGGGATCAGCCGGTTGTCCTGGGGAAGTCACTCAAAAAGGTTACGATTGCATGGGCTGGGTCACTAACAGTCAGCGAGTGGGTTACTGACCAGAAATCGGCAGATTACGGCCAGCCAAAGCAGTGGAAATACGTTGAGAGCCTACCAAATGGCGGGACGAATCAGCGCTTTGTGCATCCTGATCGCGTCTTCATCCTGGGCGACTACTCGAATGATGCAATTGGCTTCCTTGAACCACCTTATAACGCCTTTGTCAGTCTCGAAAAAGTAGAGGGCGGTTCTGGTGAATCGTTCCTGAAAAATGCCTCGAACAAACAGGCAATCAACTTTGAAAAAGACATCGACTTTGCAAACTTGGCTTCGCTGTATGGCGTCTCGGTAGAGGAGCTTCAGGAGCGCTATAACGAAGCAGCCAGAGAGCTGAACGTTGGTAATGATGTACTCCTGATCACCCAGGGTGCGCAGGTAACGTCGATGGTGTCTGCTGTTTCAGACCCTTCGCCTACTTACAATGTTAACCTTCAGACAGCCTCTGCTGGGGTAGACATCCCGGCGCGCATACTGGTTGGCAATCAACAGGCCGAGCGCTCGAGCACAGAAGATCAGAAGTATTTCAATGGTCGCTGCCAGTCACGCCGCGGTGACCTGTCATTCGAAATTGAAGACTTCAGTGACAAGCTAATCGACCTGAAAATCATTGATGCTGTCAGCGAGAAGACGGTTATCTGGGATGACCTAAACGAGCAGACTGGAACTGAGAAGCTCGCCAATGCCAAAACCATGGCAGAGATTAACCAGACGTTCCAGGGCAGCGGAGAGAATCCAGCGTTCAGTCGTGAAGAAATTCGCACAGCTGCCGGATATGAAAACGCTGATGAATTCCCGTTAGGAGAAGAGGATGGCGAAGAAGACGAAGCCACCGATTCTGCCGCGTAACTACCAGGATCCGACCGGAGCCGATGCGCTGGAACGCCGGGCAATGAAAGACTTCGCCAGGCGGATAAATAAGATCGGCAAAGCGTACAAATCAGCACTCGACAAAATACCTTCCTCACTCGCAGTAAATGCCAGATACGAATACCAGCTAAACCCAACGCTTCTTTCCATCATCCTGAACGATGCCAGTTACCTGGTAGATCAGGTGCTGCTTGAGGGTGGCGATTACGACCTGTGGTTTTACGAGTACATCGATCTGGCTTCGGAGAAAGGGACCGGGCAGTCGTTCTACAACCTCAGCCAGCAGTCGCCGGTGTACGCCGCTGGGCGTGAGTCGTTAGCGTCCATTCTCGCAAGCGACCCGTATCAGCAACGTATGGCGCTGGTGCATGCGCGTGTATTTGAGGAAATGAAGGGGCTGACAGCTGACGTTAAGCGCGACATGGCGCGTGTGCTTACTGATGGTGTGGGGCGCGGGCTCAATCCGCTGGACATTGCCCGCAACCTGACAGACCAGACCGGCATCGAGAAGCGCCGGGCGAACCGGATAGCACGCACTGAAGTGACTACCGCGCTGCGCCGGGCTAAGTGGGATGAAGACCAGGAGGCGAATGACCTCTTCGGCCTGAAAACGCTGCTGGTTCACATCTCGGCACTGTCACCGACAACCCGACACACCCACGCAGTGCGCCATGCCCACCTCTACACCAATGAAGAAGTGCGTGACTGGTACAGCAAAGATGGCAACTCCATCAACTGCAAATGCAGCCAGCAGTCGGTACTGGTGGATGCGGACGGTAAGCCGGAATACCCGGACACCATCACGAAACTCAAACAGGAATATAAATCGATGCAGGCGCGCGGTTACGCCTGGGCGGAGAAATAACTATGCCTATGCAGGTCAACATCACCACGAAGGTGAACAGCCAGTCTATCCGGCGCGAAACATACAACGGCCGCGAGCATCTGGTGCTGCCGAGTTACACACTTCCGGCGAACGTCGTCATGAATGGCGGCTTGTACACGCAAGAGCAAATCGACGCCCACTATCAGGGTCTGGAAGGCACCCTGGCACCGCTTGGGCATCCTCAGGTTAACGGTCAGTTTGTGTCTGCTTTCTCGCCTGAGGGGATTAACGCAGGCCATATCGGCGCGTGGAACCGCAACGTTAAGAAGTCCGGTAATCGCATCTACCTCGAAAAGTGGGTTGATGTGGCCCGCGCCAGCGAGTCGGAAGGTGGCAGGGAGTTGCTTGAACGTGTCGCTGCCATTGAGCGCGGAGAAGACGTTCCGCCGATTCATACCAGTGTTGCCGCATTCCTCGACCAGCTTGAACCCAACGATCAGCAGCGCTCCACAGGTGCTGAGTGGGTGGCAGATATCCACGGCATGGACCACGACGCGATCCTGCTGCACGAAGTCGGAGCCGCCACCCCTGAGCAGGGCGTTGGCCTGATGGTTAACGCCGATCTGGCGCAGCCGCTCAAGGCGAACTCCGGTGCGCTGGTGGGTGAATCCTACCGGGAGCGCGAACAGCGTCTCGATCGCGCAGCCAAAGTGAAGTTTGCGGCGGGCACGGATGAATACGCCTGGATTGCTGACTTCACTGACTCGCAAGCGGTAATCATCCGCAACGGCGGCACCGCTGAGGTGTTTGGGTACAAGTCTGAGGGCGGCGTTATCACCTTTGACGATACCGGTACCGCAGTAGCGCGCCAGGAGTCGTGGGTGGCAGTCGTCGCCAACAAATTCAGATCTCTATTCACACCGCAGGAACAGCCTGCACCAAACCACAAAACGGAGGGCGACATGCCTTTAACCAAAGAAGAACTGGAACAAATCGGCAGCATGATCGGCCAGGCTGTTGCGACCAACACGGAAGCGGCTATCAAGCCTCTCGCGGAAAAGGTTGATGCGCTGCAGGCCAATCAGAAGCAACTCGCTGACACCCTAACCGCTAATACCCGCGCTGAAGAGAAAGCCAAACGTGAGGCGGTAGCTAAGGTCCATGGCGATATCGTCGCGAACGCGCTGTCTGGAGAACCCCTTGACGCGATGTTTAAGTCGCTTGGCGAAGCTGCTCCGCTTGGCGCTAACAATGCACAGCAGCACAAAGAAACCGGCGCACCTGCCGCTGACGAACACTTCAAGTAAGGAGCCGGAATAATGCCACGTTATCGTCGCGTTAATATCGACGGTCAGTCTCTGTACAAGACCGAAACCCGCACAACGGCAGCCGCGTTGCTTCCTGGCACCGCCGCAACCATCAACTCATCCGATAAATTCGCTCAGGCCACCGCGCTAACCGGCCGCCTGTACATCATCGATGTCGGTTACCACCAGGGCCTGACCATCACTGAAGCAATCCCTGCCGGTGATTCAGCTGTCGGTAACTACGTCGAAGAAGGCCGTGAGCTGGCGTTACTTTGCCTGCCTGGCGCGTACAAAAAAGACAGCCCAATCAAGCTGGGTACTGCCGGTAAGTTCACCCTTGCCACTTCCGATACTGATTCAGTGATCGGATACAGCCAGGATGAATACACCATCGCGGCCAGCACTACCGATCTCATTCGCGTGCGCATGCGCGTTGGCACTGTCGCCGCAGCTGGCGCGTAACAAAAGGACAAACACATATGTACTTCTCTAAAGAGACGCTGGCGACTAACTCCCGCCTTGGCGGGCACTGGAGCGAACTGTGGGCAAACCGCAACATGTGGAACCTGCAGAACGATTCCATCATTGCGGCTAACCGCGCAATCATGACGCCTGACATGCTGGCTTGTAACGCTGTTGGCGGTTTCTCCCGTGACTTCTGGGCTGAGATTGACAACCAGGTTCTGCAACTGCGGGATCAGGAAGTTGGCATGGAAATCGTGAACGACCTGATCGGCGTTCAGACGGTGCTGCCGGTCGGTAAAACCGCCAAGCTGTATAACGTGGTTGGCGACATCGCCGATGACGTGTCAGTAAGCATCGATGGCCAGGCGCCATTCTCCTTCGATCACACCGACTACGCGAGCGACGGCGACCCGATTCCGGTATTCACTGCTGGTTACGGTGTTAACTGGCGTCATGCTGCTGGCCTGAACTCTGTTGGCATTGATCTGGTGCTGGACTCGCAGATGGCTAAAATGCGCAAGTTCAACCAGAAGCGCGTCAACTACTACCTGAATGGTGATTCAAAAATTCAGGTTCAGTCCTACCCGGCGCAAGGCATCAAGAACCACCGCAACACCAAGAAGATTAACCTCGGCTCTGGTGCTGGTGGTGCGAATATCGACCTGACCACCGCTGACATGGCCGCGATCTTCGCGTTCTTCGGTAAAGGCGCATTCGGTACCACCGCACGCACGAACAAAGTCGCCGCATACGATGTGATGTGGGTTTCTCCGGAAATCTGGGCGAACCTGGCTCAGCCGTACGTGGTCAACGGCGTTGTAAGCGGAACTGTACTGCAGGCGGTGCTGCCGTTCGCACCGGTGAAAGAAATCCGCATGAGCTTCGCGCTGACCGGTAACGAGTTTATCGCGTACGTTCGTCGCCGTGACGTGATCTCTCCACTGGTGGGTATGGCTGTAGGCGTTGTTCCGCTGCCGCGTCCACTGCCTAACGTTAACTACAACTTCCAGATTATGTCTGCTGAAGGTCTGCAAATCACCGCAGACGATCAGGGCCTGTCTGGCGTTGTCTACGGCGCTAACCTGGCGTAAGGAAACAGCATGGCTAAATACGAAGTTGTGCGCCCATGGTTCGGCGTGAAGGTAGGGCAGGTGGTGGAGTTGAAAGAACTGCACCCGGCGCTGAAGTCTAACGTCCGTCTCATGAATGGTGAGGCAGGCAGAGAACTTACCCCATCGACGCCTGGGGCCGGTACTGGTGAGAAATCACGCAAAGAGGTTATCCAGGCTCGTCTGACTGAACTGGGCATCGAGTTTAAAGGCAATCTGGGCGCTGAAAAGCTAAGTGAGCTGTTGCCTGACGGTGAGCTCGAAAAGCTTTTCCCTGCTGAATAACAGCCGCCGCTAAGGCGGTTTTTTTATGCCCCGCTCAGGCGGGGTATTTCACGGAGTCGATAATGGTAACTCTCGAACAGGCGAAGGAGTATCTGGAGAGCCAGGGAATTACCATTCCCGATTTTGTTCTTCAGGCTCTCGTCGACCAGGCCAACAGTATTCAGGAATGTCTCGATGCGCATTATCCTGCATCGACCGCGCTGCTGATTCAGCTCTATCTGCTGGCGCTTATGGGGCTCGGGCAGGGTGATAAGTACATCTCAAGCCAGACAGCTCCGAGTGGTGCGTCGCGCTCGTTCCGGTATCAGTCGTTCACCGATCGCTGGAAGGCCTCGGTAAACCTGTTGCGCGGGCTGGATAAGTACGGCTGCGCCACCTCGCTAATTCCTGCCGACCCTACAGCCGCCCCGGCATTCGCTGGTATCTGGATAGGCAAAGGCGGCTGTATGTGCGGGGATAAGTGATGACGTACAAATCAGTTAAACACGGGCTACCGCGCGCATTCACCCGCGTCTGGGTGATGACCGACACCGGGCGGGAAACTACTGGCTACGTTAAATCTGATGGCGAGTGGTATATTATCTGTCCACGCATCCGAAAGTCCGGGGCGACCGTTTTAAGGTGGAAAGAATGATGCAGAAGAACAGTAATAAAGGCGAGTCAGAGACTTTAGTATTGGACCCAGCAAAGCATTCCATTTTTATGGATGGTCAGAAGTTATCTGGCGTTACGTCGATTCAGATGGAGGTTCGCAGTGAGCAGCGTTGCAAACTGGAGCTATACCGCCACGGCGACAATCTGGCGCAAGCTGGAAGGCAATGACGAATACGGCGATCCGCTGGGCTATGCCGAACCTGAGCAAATCCTCTGTGATTACGAGGGCGGACTCAGCAAAAAGTTAGCCAGCCTGGGCGCTGAAATAGTCGTGAAGAACACCGTCTGGACGGAGTTCGCGCTGGCGGCCGCAGGTGATTACCTGCTGATTGGCGTTTCTACCGAAGCCGACCCGGTTGTCGCCGGTGCCGACGAGGTGCGGCAGGTTATCCGGTATGCCGACACGTTCGAGCGCCTGGCGGATGATTACGCGATCCTGACGGGAGTTTGATAAACCTGTGCAATAATGACCCAAAACATTAACTGGAATGTAAGGTGATGGGCTTTCAATATTGGCTTGCGGTATGTGGAATTTTTCTGACCGGCCCCTTTGCGTTTGTTCAATCGATTATCTTTTTGCGACGAGGTGTCTACACAAAGACATTTAAGGGGACGACGCGAAAGGAGTACAGCCAAAAAGACAGCAAACCTATTGAATACTGGTTCAGCGTTATTGCTCAAATGATTATTGGCGTTGTAATGATTGGATTTGGATTCTGGTTATTAGATGACCTGCCTGCCTTTCATAACTGGCACACTGAAATCCGCGCAATGCTCCCTTTTTGATTCACCTTTTAAACGACACCAAACCTCGCTCAGGCGGGGTTTTTTATTGCCTGGAGAAAGTCATGGGCATCAAAGTGAAGGGCATCAGCCAGGCGAAAAAGCACCTGAACGATGTAATCAACGACGTGAAGGGGCGCAAGGTAATACGCGCGCTGCAGTCGGCGATGATTCTAATCGGTGCCCGGGCTGCCTATTACACCCCGATCGACACCTCCACGCTGATTAACAGCCAGTTTCGTGAGATCGACGCTGGCGGGGTGCTCATCACCGGGCGCATTGGCTACTCAGCCAATTATGCTGCGTACGTGCATGAGGCTTCAGGAAAACTGAAAGGCCAGCCGCGCGCGCACTTTGGTACGACACGTGCTGGACAGCAGTTCGGCGGCGGGACCAGGACGGGGAACTACTGGGACCCTCACGGTGAGCCTCAATTCCTGACCAAAGGCGCGAATGATGAGCGCGATAACGTTGACGCGGTGATGCGCAAGGAGCTTTCGCTATGACACCCATGATGCACGAGCGGGTGCGCAACCTGTTCGGAGATGCCGGGCTAACTACCGGTTTCACGGTGCAGCAGCTGATGTACGACGACCCGGGAGATCTGTCGAAGGCGATCATGGTGTTCAGGCCTAACGGCGGGTCGAATATTCGAACTGACCTCGGCTCTGAGTATCACGTCCTGGTTGATGTCGTAGGCGCGAAGGACAAGCGCAAAGACGCGCTAAACGCCGTGCAGCGCATCGTCGATTACGTCCAGGATAATCCTATGGCTGACGAATGCGTCGGCTACATCCAGAACATGGGCGCAATTCCCGCGCCGGTTCCCACAGAAGAAGGGCGAATAGTCTTCCGATTGCAATTTGCCTGCACGTTTG